ATGTATTATTAGTACTATTGTCAAATAGGGATAAACCCTAGGTTTTCATTGTATTTAACTATCAAAATCCAATGCCAATAGCTTAGGTCTATCAGCCTAGACTGTTGTAAAAATACAACACTTTACTGGTGCTATATAGGTGCTTTATCGCCGCATATACTCGCTCTATCGGCTTTGCTGATCTTAATAGTTTTTGACTATATCGATCCATGCGAATATACGCCATCATCGATATTGTTGTTGTATAAAAACAACATAGGGGGGGTGGGGTAGACTGTGATGTGTGATGTTGTCGGAGCCGCTACTGTATACAAAATAGTAAAAAAGGACTATATTGCACTGCAATGTAAGTCTTTGAAATTAAAAGAAGAAATAAATAGGGACAGAGTAGGCAATAAAGGGACACAGTCAAGGATAGAATCAGCGCACACGAAGTGGTCTGCAAAGGAGGGTTGCGGAGACCAATCAAGCCTATGGAGTCCCGCACCGTATGGGACAACAATGTTAACAAAATAGTTAAAAACCTCTTGACAAATGAAGAAAAGTATGATATAGTTCGCACTATATAGAACTATGACGAATCGTTAGGGTGATACGTCAGCGATATAGGATGATTAATATTCTTCTCCTATAGAAACCTCTCCAATAGCGAAAACCCTATATAGTACGCAATGTCTTCCAAAAGGATAAAAGACACAATGAGTAATGATTCTGTCGAAATAAGCACTTCTGTTGTCGAGAAGAAAGAAAGACCAAAGATTGTTCGTCGTAAGTTAGGTCGTCCCCTAAAGAAGGACATCGAGGCGAAGAAGAAGGGTAATAGAGGTAAGGTCGGAAGACCAGCCGGAGACTCAGCACGAATTGCTGAATTCAAAGCCAGATTGCTTGGCACCTCCGGAGATAAGATAATTGAGACACTTATCGCCAAAGCATTAAATCCTGACGATAAGGATAACATGGCGGCACTGAAGTTGTGTGTCGATAGAATTCTGCCAGTGTCGGTATTCGATGCCGCAAAGAACGGTGGAACCACGCCACAGATCAGCATCAACATCACTGGGCTAAATAGTCCTACTGTCGATGCCGGTGTCGTGGACATGGTGGAAGAAGACGATGACCAGTCTTAACTTCCAGTTACTGAATTGGCAGCAAGAGGTCTTTAAGGATAAGACTCGCTTTAAAGTGATAGCAGCAGGGCGGCGGTGCGGTAAGAGTCGTCTAGCAACGATGATGCTCATTATCAAGGCTTTAGAAGCACCAGAAGGGTCTGCAGTGTTGTATGTGTCCCCGACCCTAGGACAGTCCAGACAAATCATCTGGGATAGCCTCCTAGAGATTGGTAGACCTGTTATTAAGTCTGCTCACATTAACAATCTGGACATCACCTTGGTGAATGGTCGTAAGATTCATGTCAGAGGCGCAGACAACAGCGATACCCTTCGTGGTTTGAGTCTGTACTACGCAGTCCTCGACGAGTGTGCGTTTATTAAGCAGGAGACTTGGGAGAAGATTGTTCGTGCTTCTCTGTCGGATAAGAAGGGAGAGGCTATGTTCATCTCCACTCCGTCAGGGCGTAACTGGTTTTACGATATGTATAAACTAGGGATGGAAGAAGAAGACGAAGAATGGAAAGCATGGCACTTCACCACTAAAGATAATGAGACGATTGACCCGAAAGAGGTGGACGCCGCAAGGAAGACGCTCTCGTCTTTTGCGTTCAAGCAAGAGTACGAAGCATCTTTTGACAATGCCGGTCAAGAAATCTTCAAGGAAGAATGGATTCGTTATGGCGAAAACCCTCAGTACGGGGACTACATTATCGCTATCGATTTGGCAGGATTTGAAGAGGTGGCGAAGAATGCTGGTGCTACAAAGAAACGCTTAGACGAATCCGCTATCGCAATTGTAAAAGTAGAAGACACAGGAGATTGGTTCGTTGAGAAGATTGTACATGGTCGTTGGGACATTAAAGAGACAGCAGCAAAGATACTTCGACTTGTACAAGAATACCAGCCGATGGCTGTAGGAATCGAGCGAGGGGCGCTAAAGAATGCAGTGCATCCCTACTTAAACGATTTGATGCGTAAGAACAATGTCTACTTCCATATCACGGATTTGACGCATGGCAACAAGAAAAAGACCGAGCGAATAGCTTGGGCGTTACAGGGTAGGTTTGAACACGGTAGGATTACCCTAAACGAAGAAGAAGACTGGAAAGAGTTTGTAGATCAGTTACTCCAGTTCCCTACCGCTAATGTCCATGATGACCTTGTGGACGCACTGGCGTATATCGATCAGATGGCTTTGACTAGCTATCAGCAGGATTACGAAGACGAGCCTTATCAAACTTTAGATATTATTTCTGGTTATTAAAGGAAAATCATGGCAGAATTTCAAAAAGAAGAACTCTCACAAAACGAGTTTGACCAACCAACCGAATCAGACAAAGAGATTGTTGAGTTCGTTGTCAGTCACTGTGATCGCTGGCGTGATCATCGTGATGATAATTATCTTGTAGAATGGAAAGAATATGAAAGAATATTTAGAGGCAAGTGGGCTGCAGAAGACCGTACTAGAGAATCTGAGCGCAGCCGTATTATCTCCCCAGCGACTCAACAAGCTGTGGAAACAAGACACGCAGAGATATGCGAAGCTATATTCGGAAATGGAGAATGGTTTGACATCTCTGATGACCTTGTGGACCAACAACCTTTCGATGTGGAAGCAATTAAGCGACAGCTCAAAGAAGACCTAGAGAAAGAGAATATTAGGAAGGCTATTACTCAGGTTGAGTTAATGGCTGAGATTTATGGTACTGGTATCGGTGAGTTGTCTGTTTCTAAGAAAACAGAGATGTATCCCCAGACCATGCCAATGGCAGATGGAACAGCCGCATACGGAGTGATGGAGAAGGATTACACTTGCATTAAGTTAAATCCTATCAATCCTAAGAACTTCTTAATTGACCCTAACGCCACCACCATTGAAGATGCAATGGGAGTTGCAATCGAGTCTTATGTCTCTATCCATCAAGTTGTGGCTGGAATGGAAAAGGGTATCTATCGTAAAGTAGATATTCAAGCCTACGGACAAGATGACGACCTAGAGCCAACACAAGAAGAAATCCAGTATACCGATGACAAAGTAGTACTCTTGAAATATTATGGATTAGTACCTCGTGAATACATTGAGCAATTGGAGAACAAAGAAGGTGAAGAAGTTGTTGACTTATTTCCGGAGGACAGCACTGCGGATCAGTATAGCGACCTCGTCGAAGCCATCGTTGTTATTGCTAATGGCGACTTACTACTCAAGGCAGAGAAAACGCCTTACATGATGAAGGATCGTCCTGTCGTAGCATATCAGGATGATACAGTTCCAAATCGCTTCTGGGGTCGTGGCACAGTCGAAAAGGCTTACAATATGCAAAAGGGCATTGACGCTCAGTTGCGTAGTCACCTAGATAGCCTCGCCTTGACAACGGCTCCAATGATTGCAATGGACGCTACTCGTCTACCTCGTGGCGCTAAGTTTGAAGTCAAGCCCGGCAAAGCAATCCTCACCAACGGTAATCCAGCAGAGATTCTAGTTCCATTTAAGTTTGGTACGACTGATCCCGGCAACCTTGCTATTAGCCAGAACTTTGAGCGTATGCTTCTACAGGCTACTGGTACTGTCGATGCTTCTGGTCAGCCAACACAGTTTACTCGTGATGGGGCTGCTCAGTTCTCAATGTCGATTGCTGGTATTATCAAGAAGTACAAGCGTACCCTAACAAACTTCCAAGAAGACTTCCTCGTGCCATTGATTCGTAAGGCAGCGTGGAGATTCATGCAGTTTGATCCTGAGCGTTATCCTGCAGCAGACTTTAAGTTTATTCCAATGGCTACACTAGGCATCATTGCCCGTGAATACGAGCAACAACAACTTATCGCATTGCTACAGACTCTCGGTCCTGACACTCCAGTATTGCCAATGATCCTCAAAGGCATTATTGCTAGTTCTAGTCTACCAAATAGAGCAGATATGATCCAGCAATTAGACGCTATGATGCAGCCTAACCCAGAGCAACAACAGCTCCAACAGGCTAATACACAGCTCCAAATCACTGCAGCACAGGCTGAAATCGCTAAATTACAGTCCGAAGCCACTAGAAACAACGCTTCTGCTCAGAAAGATGTGGTTTCGGCTCAATTGATGCCACAAGAGACGCAAGCGAAGATTATTAGCGGTCTAAGCCAGAATATTCGTGGTCAAGACAGCTCAGGAGAGTTCGCTCAGAGAGCTAAGATTGCTGAATTAGCCCTAAAAGAAGAAGATATTAAGAGCAACGAGCGTATCGCTACGCTACAAATGTTACAAAAACAATCAAAAAGTGCTTGACATTTTAACAAAACTGTGGTAATATCAGCCACAGTGTTGTAATTTTACAACATAGTTCCCATTACAGGAGAAAACTATGGACAAGCAACTAGAAAAGTACTATGAAGAGCGTTTTTCCACGATGACTACGGTTGGGTGGAAACAATTCATCGAGGATGTTCAAGGAATATTCGATGCGGTGAATAAAGTAGCTCCGATTCAAAACGAAATTGATCTATTCTTTCGTAAAGGGCAATTAGACATCCTTCAATGGGTTCTAACTCTCAAAGAAAGTACAGAACAGGCTTACGAGGCATTGCAAAAAGACTCATCGGGAGATGCTCAGGATGACTCGTAGGCTATATGAATTCCTCTGTGAAGAGGGACACCTGCAGGAAAACTTGGTTAGTTATGAGGTAGCCACAGTTCCTTGTTGGTTGTGCGGTAAAGACGCACACAGGCAGATTTCTGCACCCCGTATTAGTCTCGATCCTGTTTCTGGCGATCATCCGCAAGCAACAGCAAGGTGGGCTAGACAGCGTGAAGAAAAACGCCTTAGAGAGCGTAAGCTCAACTCGTGACAAAGATACTGCATTAGCACCTTTGTTATTTTATAAATCCTACAATCACTTTGTGACAGGAGCAATATATGGCTGCAAATTTTGTTGAAAAAGAAGAACTGCTAGAAGGAAACTTTGATCAGATAGATACACCGGCGGACCAACCTCAAGAAGAGATTCCGACGACAGCACCTACAGAAGAACCCAAAGCTGAAGACTTACCTGAGAAGTATAAAGGTAAATCAGTTGAAGACATCGTAAAGATGCACCAAGAGGCTGAGAAGTTAATTGGTAGACAAGCCCAAGAGGTTCATGAGGTTCGTAGCTTAGCAGATCAGCTCCTCAAGCAACAACTCGAAACTAAACAGCAAAGCAAGCCGGCTGAAACAGTTCAAGAAGAAGATTTCTTTGCTGACCCCAGACAGGCTGTTCTAAAAACAGTAGACCAGCACCCAGCAGTACTTGAAGCTAAACAAGCCTCACTCGAATTAAAGAGAATGCAAACTGCACAGAAACTGCAGTCTAAGCATCCCGACTTTATGGATATAGCGCAAAACGCTGACTTCCATGAATGGATCAAAGCAAGTCCAATTCGTGTTGATTTGTTTACAAAAGCTGACGCTGAATTTGACTTTAACTCGGCTGATGAACTTTTAAGCACCTACAAGGCGATTAAATCAGTTCAGACTGCACAAGTTAAAACACAAGCAGCAGAAACACAAGCTAAAGCTCAAGATACAGCATTACGGGCAGCTTCGGTTGATGTTGGCGGTACTGGAGAAAGTAGTAGAAAGGTCTATCGAAGAGCTGACCTTATCAAATTGAAAATGACAGACCCAAATCGTTATATGGCTTTGCAAGATGAAATTCTTGCGGCTTATGCCGAAGGGCGAGTCCGTTAAACTTATTAATTTAGGAGATTTATAAAATGGCAACAGCAGCATATCCCGGCGGTAGTTCATCTATCGTCAATAAAACAGCAGCAGACAAGTTTATTCCAGAGATTTGGTCTGACGAAGTAATCGCTGCATATCAGAAAAA